TGTACAACCATGTGGCACCGCGCTTCTACGCCAGCTTCATAGCGGACAGTTGCGCATGCATTCCAGGGCGCGGCACGCTGTACGCCGCCAAGCGCCTTGAGTCGAAGATCCGCAGCGCCTCGCAGAACTGGTCAAAGCCGATCTTCTACCTCAAGTGCGACCTGGCCAACTTCTTCGTCGCCATCGACAAGGCGGTGCTGCGCAAGCAGTTGGAAGCCAGGATCACCGAACCCTGGTGGCTGGCCCTGGCCACGCAGATCCTCATGCACGACCCGCGCGAGGATTACGAGACCCGCAGCCCAGCGCACCTATTCAACCGTGTACCGCAGCACAAGCGCCTGGTGGCACAGCCTGCTCACCTCGGTCTGCCGATCGGAAACCTGTCGTCGCAGTTCTTCGCCAACGTCTATCTCGACGCCCTGGACCAGTTCGCCAAGCACCACCTGCGCGCCAAGCACTACATCCGCTACGTCGACGACTTCGTGTTCCTACATGAGTCGCCACAGCAGCTCAACCAGTGGCTGGCTGAGGTCGAAGAGTTCCTGCCCAGGCTCGGTGCCAAGCTGAACCCCACCAAGACGATCCTGCAGCCCGTGGATCGCGGCGTCGACTTCGTTGGGCATGTGATCAAGCCTTGGCGGCGCTCGACTCGCAAGCGGTCGCTTGCCCAGGCGCTGAAGCGAACCGCTGCGGCGCCGGCCGAGGATCTGCGCGAGACAGCCAACAGCTACTTCGGCCTGCTCAGCCAGGCCAGCCATAGCCACAAAGACCGGGCAGCACTCGCCCGCGTCGTGCTGAAGCGCGGCAACAGCGTCAACGCGGCGCTGACCAAGACCTACCAGAAGAAATAGCCCACCTTTTTTACCGAATCACGCTAAACGCGAGGATCCCCTATGTCCGCACAACAGAAGAAACACCCCTTCGATTTCAAAACCCAATACGGACTCGGCTTCAACCCTCAGGACGATGAGATCGTTGTCGACTTCTTCTGTGGTGGTGGCGGTGCCGGTACCGGGCTGGAAATGGGCCTGGGCCGCGCGGTGAACGTGGCGAAGAACCACAGCCCGCAGGCCATCAGCATGCACACCGTCAACCACCCAGGCGCCCAGCACTTCACCACCGACGTGTTCGAAGGTGACCCGGACGCCGAGTGTGGCGGTAAGGCCGTAGGCTGGTTCCACATGTCGCCGGACTGCACGCACCACTCCCAAGCGGCCGGCGGCCAGCCGCGCAAGCGCGAGATCCGCAACCTGTCGTGGATCGGCCTCAAGTGGGCAGGCATAAAGCGCCCCCGGGTGATCAGCCTGGAAAACGTGAAACAGATCCTGCAATGGGGCCGCTTGATAGCCAAGCGTGACAAGGCCACCGGCCGCGTGGTGAAACTCGGCGGCGAGATTGCAGCACCTGGTGAAGTTGTGCCGGTGGGCCAGCAGTTCCTGATCCCTGACCCGAAGCAGCGCGGCCGCACATGGCGCCGCTTTGTAGCCCTGCTGGAAGCCATGGGTTACGTGGTTGAGTGGAAGGTGATCAAGGCCTGCGACTTCGGCGCGCCAACCAGCCGGGAACGCCTGTTCATGATCGCCCGGTGCGACGGCCAGCCCATCGTGTGGCCGGAGCCAACCCACGCCAAGAACCCTACCAATGGCCAGCAGAAGTGGAAAACCGCTGCTGACTGCATCGACTTCACCGACCTGGGCAAAAGCATCTTCGGCCGCAAGAAAGACCTGGCACCGGCCACTCTGCGCCGCGTAGCCAAGGGCATGAAGAAGTTCGTTATCGACAGCGCTGCCCCGTTCATTGTGCCGATCGCCAACTGGTCAGGGCTGACAGTGCAGTCGGCCGATGAGCCGCTGCGGACCATCACCTCCTACCCGAAGGGCGGCGCCTTCTCGGTGGTCAGCCCGGTGATCGCACCAGCAACCCACCAGGGCAGCGACCGCATTAATGACCCGCTTAAGCCGCTGCCGACGGTGACCTGTGCCAACCGTGGCGAACTGACGCTGATCAGTCCAGTCATGGTCGGTGCGGGCGGCCCGGTGTACGCCGGGCACCCGGTATCAGCAGACCAGCCGATCGGCACTCTTATGACTCGCAGCCATCGCGCCGTCGCATCGGCCTGCATCGTCCAGGCCGGGCACGGCGAGGGCTCCGGCGCAAACAAACGGCGCTCCCACGGGGTGAACGATATATGCGGGCCGATCGGTACCGTTACAGCCAGCGGCGGCGGCCAATCCATCAGCACCGCGGTGATGATTCAGGCCAACGGCGGATTCAATACCACGCACGCCAAGGGCATGCACGAACCCATGACGACGGTCACCAACACCGGAAGCCAGCAGCAACTGGCGGTGGCGAACCTGGTGCACCTGCGCGGCAACTGCGATGCACGGGACGTGAACGACCCGCTGCACACCGTCAGTGCCGGCGGCCAGCACCACGGGCTGGTGAGCGCATTCATGGAGCGGGCATTCGGCGCCAGCGTGGGCCAGGGCCTGGATGATCCGGCGCCGACCATCACTGCCGGTGGCGGCGGCAAGAGTTCCCTGGTATCGCTCACACTGTCGCCAGAGCATGAAGCCGGCGCCCTTCGCGTCGCCGCCTTCCTGATCAGCTACTACGGCACCGAGAACACAAGCGCCTGTGACGCGCCAGCACCGACCATCACCACCAAGGACCGCCTCGCAATGGTCACCGTAATGGTGAAAGGCACGCCATACGTGATCGTCGACATCTGCTTACGGATGCTGAAACCGACTGAGCTGTACAAGGCCCAAGGGTTCCCGGCCGACTACATCATCAGCCACGGCGCCGACGGCAAGCCGTTCACCAAGACTCAGCAGGTGCACATGTGCGGCAACAGCGTCAGCCCACCGCCGATGGCTGCGCTGGCACGCGCCAATGACCCATGGCGAATGGCTGAGCGTCAGGCGGTTGCAGCTTAAACGCGCTCTGCAATCAGCCTGGTCCCCACCTCACGCCCAGCGACCTGCGCCAGGCCACGGTCGACATAGGTTCGGTCACCCGCAACAACAGGCACTACCACTTCACCACCACGCTTTATCTCGACGTTGATACGCCAGGTCTCCCGGCCCTCATCGTCCTTGTCGCATTCCATGTAGTTCCAAACCTGAAAGCCTTCGATCTCATCGTAAATATCGTGCTTGGTCATGGTCCTGCCCATTTATAGGAAGGGGTCATCGTAGCACCACACCCCGGGCATGGCCCGGAAGGAACTCCTGAATGAGTAATTTGAACCAGTCCAAGGAAGATCTCGACGCCGTGCTGCACTGGCGCAGCAAGCACGCTCAGGCGATCCGCGAGCGTGACGCACTGCAGGTTCTGCTGACCGCAGCGGATGAACGGGCGGATATGCTGGAGGGGTTGCTGCTCCAGACAAACGAGTTGCTCTATGAGATCCAGGGTGACCCGGGAGCGGTGCCGTCTTCGGAGATTGATGCGATTCGCGGTGAGGTGTTTACCGCACTCAAGCCAGCGGAGGGTGGTGGCGATGAATAACCCGCGCATTGTCTGCCAGTTCAGCTGCGGAGCTGCCTCGGCGGTGGCCACCAAGCTGGCGCTAGCTCAATACGGCGCCACGCATGACGTGCAAATCATCAATGCGTTCTTGGCCAATGAGCATGAAGACAGCCGGCGCTTTCTGCTGGACTGCCAAGCGTGGTTTGACCAGGACATAACTCAGCTAAAGGACGAGAAGTACGACGCGGACATCATCCAGGTGTTTCGGCGCGAGAGGTTCATGAAGGGCCGAAACGGAGCGCCCTGCACCAAGCTTCTGAAACGTCGCCTGCTCGATGCATGGAAGCAACCGGGCGACGTAATGGTGTTCGGCTACACCGCCGAAGAGGTTGACCGCCTGGATGACTTCAGGGACCGGAACCCTGATCGCCCCGTTATTGCCCCTCTCATTGACGCGGGCCTGGGAAAAGAGGACTGCAAGGCTATGGTTATGCGGGCTGGAATTGTACTTCCGATGATGTACCGACTCGGCTATGACAACGCTAACTGCATCGGCTGCGTAAAGGGTGGAGAGGGCTATTATCGAGCGATTCGCGAGGACTTCCCTGAGCAGTTCGAAGAGCTTTGCAAGGTTCAAGACGAGCTTGGACCAGGAAGCTACCTCCATCGCAACCGCGACACCAATGTGCGGTTTTCCCTGCGCAACCTGGGCGATGGCCCTGTGCGGCGTAATGAGAAAATCCCTTCCTGCTCGTTCTTCTGCGAGATGGCCGAGGCCGATATCGCTCAGGAAGATCAGCCATGAAAGCTCAACTACCCGCCTACTGCTGGTGCCTGCTGGCACTGGCACTGGCACAACTGATTTGCTGAGGTGATTTATGAAAACTGAAGTTGGCGATGGGCTCCAAAAGCATATTTGTGAAGAATCAAATCGTTTGCGCAACATGGCAAATATGTACGCAGTCCAATACGCGGAAAGTGACGACCCAGCCGATAAGGCGAACTACACCCGCTACAGGTTTGCGGCAGACGAAGTGCAAAAGCTGCATGCGCCGACCTGCAATGTTCTTCACGCACTCGAAGCGCAAATACCGGACAAGGTGAAGCCATGACCACCAACCAAACGATTGACGGCGTGCCGCGTGAGCTGCTGGAGAACTTCGCCAGCTATGCCGAAGGATCTGCAAGCGGTGAAGTACAACTGTGGGTTAGGAAGCTACGCGCCCTACTGGACAAGACCGATGCCGGAATATCGGCATCTACTCAAAAGGTGGTTCCCTTAAAGTTGCTGATAGACCTGAGCAAACCACTGGTCGAAGACGTAGATTTGCATGCGCGGATTAGTGCCCGCAATGAACTGCGCGATCTTCTAGGTGATGATGGTGTATGGGTCGCATCGGCGCCGTCTGTACCTTTCGAGCAGCACCTGAAAGTCATAAGCGGATCAGAGCAGCCCGCTCCGGTAGCGGTGGTGCTGCCTGAGCGCCGCGAGCCTACCCAGGACAATCCGTACTTGAGCGATGCCGACCGCGAATGGAACGCCTGCGTCGACGAGCTGAAACGCCTCAACCCCTCTCTGTAACCCATCCCCCTTCAAAGTCAGCCGCTATAGCGGCTAGCTACATATGGAATGTCAGTTCTTCGGCTTCTGAGAGATCCCAATGACCATAAAGACGATACCGGGGATCCAGATACCGGGGATCGAGGTGGCCAGGCCCACTGCTAGAAATGACGCGCCCACAATGAACATTGGTCGTTTGATTGTGTTTTCCATAACTCACACCCTCCATTAAGAATTTTTCACATTTAACCATAGAGTCAGCCGCTATAGCGGCAAGGAGAGGCTCTACGGCGCAAATTCACCCAGGCTTTCGCGAGCTGTTGGGATCGCGTACTCAAGCAACTCTAAAGGGACATCCTGCTCGAACAAAGTCACTTCAAAGCGCAGCGTTTCGTCGTTCCTGAATATCTCAAAGATCATGTCGTTGCCGCGCCAGCACTCAATCCCCAAGCCGTCATGCCCTCTTGTCACGTCTGAGGCGGTAAAAAACGTGTATTCAACTCCGTGTACGACCACGTCGCACCTCCCTATCTGAGGTGGCAACGATACCTCTCACCTCTACGAATTTGATAGCCGCTATAGCGGCAAGGACGAAGTCATGCCTGAAGAAATCGTTTTGATCCAACCGCTGCCCGTGGAACGTGACGAAACTGGCTGCTGGACACACCCAGCCTGGCCCTCCACTGATGACGAGCTCATTCCATACGCTTGGTTCACAGACCGGGGCCTGGAAGTCCGTGAGCGAAATTTCGAGGATGACGCCCCAGATGAGCTGCAAGCGGCATGGTTCGCCAGTGGCATCGCGGATTGTACGGCCTGGGCGCCGACACGGCCCGCTGGTGATGGCTGGTTCATCTTCTCGATCCACGACACCGAAGACGGCCCAGTGTGCGTATGGGTGCGGTATGTGCCGAGCCTGCAGCGAGAAGTCGACGCCGTGGCAGTTGGCAAAGAGTTCTGCGGCGCGTGCGGTGACGGTTGCGGCTCTTGCCAGGTTGCAGAGGAAAGCGCGCTGGTGACGCCATGATCGCCACCCTCTGGTTCGCCTACGCCTTCATCTACAAGGGGCCGAGGTGATTCAGGAAGTCTTTGGGCTCCTGGTGTCGAACCAGAGCGCGAGCAGTATCGGCCCAAAACTTAATGAATACATTGGCCATACGCCAATTTTGCCCGCGCTATGCAATGCAATGGCGATGCCCCCAACGACAATGGCAACGCAGTAACCAAAAAATACAGAGCCTTTCATGGTGATATCTCGAATTCCGTTTTCGAAAGCTGGATGTAAGTGGGGGCCATGATACCCACACTTCATAAGTCCAACTAGTTCATCCCCTCCCCTCTAACCTCAATCCCCCTACATGCCTGCCGGTGAGAATCAGGACTGCTTCTTGCCCTTCGCCCACCCGCAAACCATAAGAACCAGGCCGGGGATCCACAAGGCCGGCGCAGTTATCGCGAGACCGCAGATTGCCAATGGGAGTCCAGTCAAAAACAGCGGGTTTCTAAACGCCTTATCCATTTCGCGCCACCTTTAAGAATTCATCTCATTAAACCATAAGTGCCTGCCGGTGAGCGGCGGGCGAGGTATTCCTATGCCCGAAGAAACTGAAGTGCTGTATGTCGTCCACGCCCAGGGCCCCGACGATCTGTACGCGGCTGCCAGCAAAGAGGAAGCCGACACGCTGGCTGCCAAGCAGAACGAACTGGTGCCGATGGCGAAGTGCATTGTGATCGTCAGCCCATGGTCTCCGGTCGATCACTGGAAAACTCTGGCCGAACAGAATGCAGAAGACGCTAAGTACCTGCGCAGCGGCTGGCAAGCCGACCTGAACCGGCTCAACGCTGCGAAAGCTGAAATCACCGCACTGAGCAAGAACGTGATCGACATGACCCGCGAGGACTTCGATGCAACGTTGAACAACCTTCGCAGGATGGGCGCCAGCATCGACGGCGACAACGCCTACAAGCGCGATCTGTGCGACTCGATTTTCGGGGCCCTGGCCTTCGGCGCCCAGAACACCAACCCGCCGCCGGCGGATCACTGGGGGCAGCGCTTCTGGGATATCGGCCGGGAGGAGCGCGCAATGCAGGAAGAGCTACTCGAAAGCCTATCCAACTTGGTCGGCCTGGCGAAACTCGGCGCCGCCAGGCTCGACAAGTACCACGCAGCCCTTGCCCACGCCGAGGCAGTAATCGCCAAGGCCACCCGATAACCCACCTTCTGCCGCCCAGCGCGGCAAGGACACCCCATGTTCGCAACGAAACTCACCCTGATCCTGCTGGGCGCTTTGCTGTACCTGGCCGCCACCGGCTACTGGTTCACCTGGCTCGGGCCTGAACTACTCAGCACCGGCACCACAGAGGCATTGCTCAGCGCATTCGCCGGCACCTGTGCCTGGATGCTGATCACCTTCGGCGTGGTCATCCACATCATCAAGACAGCGCGGCCCACAGCGGGCGGCGGGAGGTAATTATGCAGGCAGAAATCCTGTCGGACGATGAGCTCGCCGACCTGACCGGTTACAAACACCGCGCCCACCAGCGCAAGTGGTTGAAGGACCGCAACTGGGTGTTCATTGAGAGCCGCGGCGGTCGCCCGCTGGTTGGTCGGATGTTCGCTCGTATGAAACTTGGCATGGTCAGCCCGACGATCATTGACCCAAACCCGCCGCCGGCGCGCCCGGCATGGACGCCAGACTATTCCAGAGTGAGCTGATATGCGTCCTCGAAACAAGGAATACCGACACCTACCCCCGCGCATGTATCAGCGCACAAGGAAGCGTAAAAACGGCACTACCTGGACCGCGTTCTACTACCGAGACGCAACCGGAAAGGACGTGCCGCTGGGCAAGGATTTGGACAAAGCGCGGCTGAAGTGGGCCGAGCTTGAAGCCAAGGACAAGCCCTGCGATCTAACCATGATGAAGGGAATCTTTGATCGCTACGAGCGCGACGTCATACCAAAAAAAGGCGAGCGCACCCAGAAAGACAACCTGGCCGAGCTAAAACAACTGCGTCCCATGTTCGACGGGGCGCCCATCGACTCAATCACGCCAGCCAATATTGCTGGGTACCGCGATGCGCGCACCGCAAAGGTTCGGGCCAACCGGGAAATTGCCCTGCTCTCCCACGTATTCAACCTGGCCCGGGAATGGGGTCTTACCGAACGGGAGAACCCGTGCCAGGGCATTCGGAAGAACAAGGAAACTCCACGCGACTACTACGCCAACGCGGCAGTTTGGGATGCGGTCTACGGGATGGCAGAGCCAGAGCTCAAGGAAGCCATGGACTTGGGCTACCTGACGGGTCAGCGGCCGGCCGACGTGATCGTCATGCGCAGTGATGACACTGAGGGGGATTACTTCCTGGTTACGCAAGGGAAGACAAAGCTGAAGCTCAGGATTCTTATGCGCACGGAGGCAGGGGAAAACAGTTTGGGGAAATTGATTAGGGAGATAACGGAGAGGAATGCACACCACCCTTCCAAGTATCTGCTGATCAGCAAGCATGGCAAGAGGATGACGAAGGGGATGTTGCGCTTGCGCTGGGACAAGGCGCGGGACAAGGCGCAGCAAAAAGCAATCGATCAGGGAGACCAGATGCTCGCCGCGAAGATTGGCGGGTTTCAGTTTCGCGATATCCGGCCAAAGGCGGCATCGGAAATCGTCGATATTGGTGACGCAAGCCTGCTGCTGGGGCATAGCCAGCAGGAAATTACCAAGCGGGTTTACAGGAGGATTGGCGCTACCGCGAAGCCGTCAAAATAGGAAAGTTCTGGAACACTTCCACAATAGTTATGGAACGCCTGACAAAAACCGCCTTTTCCTGCCCAACCCCCAGAAATGCAAAAGCCCCGCATCAGCGGGGCTTTCGTGTAAATCTTGGCGGGAAACCAGGGATTCGAACACTGGGAACGCTATTAACGTTCGCCGGTTTTCAAGACCGATAGGAAAATACAAGCAGGGATAGCCTTAGAGGCTAGGTGGCGTCCCATAACGTGAAGAAAACGACAGAGCTGGAGACCGCATTCTATCAGGGGTGCGGCTTTAGTTCTGGGACCGTTTTACAACCCTCCCCCGGCGTCCTGCCACCGAACACAAAACCAAAATCTGCTACAGCTCGTCGCCTCAAATCGCGCAACGATCAAACCTCGATTACTGTATGCGCATACAGTATTTGGATTTACCCACCATGCACATCGATGAAGACACCTGCGAGTGGCTTGACCTCCCATCGCCCCTGGAAATGTACAAACATCACGCGGCGTTGCTCGAAGACGAGATCGCCGCGCTTCATCTACAACTGCGCAAGGCCCGGGATAACGTCCGGGGCCTGGTGCAAATGAACGACGAGCTTGCCACCGGCAAAGCCATTGCCGAGACCGCGCTTAAAAAGGCTCTTGCTGACGCGGGCAGGCTCAATCAAGAAACCTCAGAAATGGGCCGTCGCATAAATGGTCTGATGGCCGTGGTCGAACAGCGTGACCACCTGTTTAGGGAGAACCAGCGGTTGCTGATGGAGAGGAATCGCACCTCTACTGACACGCATTGACCGCTGCAACCAACTGCCGCTCATAGCCAATACGCTGCCGGCGCTCAGCCAGCAAAGCACGCACCTTAACTTCCAGGCTATCGGACTTCTTCAAGCCGGTAGCTGCCCATGGCGGCACCGCTACCTCTTTCGTCTTGCACGGCACCTGCACCGGCGTCCTGCCGACCGAACGCAACCCCCTATTCCCCCAGGCTGTCATACGCCTGCTCGCAGGTCAGGCCCCGGGCTCTGGCTTGGTCAGCCACTGTTGCCAGATCACCCGCTCGCTGGTCAGCGCGTTTGAGCACGTCGGCAAGCACCATGACGGCACGGGTAGCTGCCGCGCTTGCGGCGGCAGTGCAGGAATTGCCGCTGGCTTGACTGGCTGCGATGCGACTGGCAAGGCCGTCGGCTGCGCTGCGCAACCTGTCAGACTCACGGTTAGCAGCAGTGACAGCAGCAGCAGCGGTATCGATAAGAGCTTGGCCATTCTGGACTACCTTGTTGATCGCCTGTTGGCGGGACTGTTCTTTGGCGCGCTCTGCGGCCTCGTTGGTGGCCTGGGCGGCTTCATCACGCGCATCCCGCTCGCTCCACTTTGCCTGCCACTCGTCATTGGTGACCGTCACACCGTGGTGGTACACGCCAAACAGAGCAACAGCCACCAGCAGCAGCGCGACTATATAAGGAAGGATCTTCAGCAAGATCGTGCTCATGCTGAGGCCACCCCTATAGCAATTGCCTGGGTTCCAGTCTTCCCGGCAAACAGCGCAGCCTCGGCCGCCCTGCGCCGAGTCAGGCCGCGCATCGGCTTACCCGCAGCGCGGTTCCAGCGGGAAAACTGTGCTGCAGCGCCGGCCATGTCGCCAGCGTTGACCAGATTCAGCAGCGTCGAGCCTTCGAAGTTGCCCGCGCCGAGGTTGTAGACGAAGTCGACCAGCGCATCGAACTGACCCTGGTCTACCCCACCAGTGACTGCGCACGAGACCGTCAACTCGCGCTCGGCCAAGTCTTCAAGCAACTGGGCATCAGCCTTGGCCTGTGTCCATACAAGCCCCTGAGCGACTTCGGGACCAGTGTGGCCCCAGCCGATTGTCCACGGCGCTCCACCTGTGGCAGGGTCTGGATAGGCGCTCAACGAGCAGTTTTCAAAGTGCTTCAGCACGGCGATGCCGTTTTGAGATATGCGCATTTCTCAAGCTCCATGAACAAAAACGCCGGCTTGGCGGCCGGCGTTCGGGAGGATCTGCAGCAACTGCTGCTCGGTGATTGGCATGGCTTTTCTCCAGGCGAAAAAAACCGCACAAGGCGGCAGAGGTCGATCGGCGATGGATCAGCTCGGCTGTACTGGCCAATCGATTGTGGTGGGGAACCCGGCCTGATCTGGCACTCGATTAACGTCGACCCTGTATTGCTTCCAAAGTTTAAGGTTTGCTTTGTCGACATCGGTAGCGCTGTCGAGGTCTATCGCGTCTTGCAGCGGCGCAATGCGAAATGCTGCCAGCGTTAATAGGTAGTCGCGGCGGTCGTTAGCAATTGCGGTCAGCTCTCCCAGCGTTGGCTCCGGCTCCGGTTCCGGTTCGGGCACCAATGGCGGTGCAACTTTGAATCCGTTATCAATAGTAACTTCGAGCCCCGCGCACATCCCGTTCACGGCTTCCGCATATTGCTCTTGCGTAATTTCAATCGCATCAGAAAACGGCTCGGTGGAAATTTGTCCGTTGGCGGCGTATGGCATTATTTGACTCTCATATAGTAAGTGACACCGATGTTTTTAGAGCGGGTCTCATTGCCGATGCGCGGAGCACCGTTTGTGCCGTCAGTGACGGGGTCGCCTGTCGTAGCCGACTGCCCGATGCCGCTCGCTGGAGCTGGGAGCTGCCAGCTTTGTGCCGAACTTAGCGATATGAATGCTGTTGCAGGGCTAAGCGGCGAATGGCGATGGCCATGCCCTTGGTCGGCCTCAATCCCACCGCTGTTACCCGCGCGCAAACTGCGCCGCTCAGTGTTGATAAGTTGCACTGTTTGCCCATTGATTGGGCTGCCGGACAAACTTACAACAGCCGTTGCAATAACAAGTGGTGCCGAACCCGTGACGCTCTCAGAAGTTAGCACTCCGGTGTTGTAAGCGTCTGCAGCCGTCATCTTGATATAGCGGTAAGCGCTGTTGTTGGTCGGTGGCTGGCTTACACCTGCGATATTATCAAACACAGCGATGGGCACACCCACTGGCTGGTAAAGCCAGGGATCGGCCGCGACTGTCGGCGGTAACGGATCACGTAATACAAAATCAGTGCCGTCGTATTCAATGTCGCCGAGCTGGCCCACAGCAAATACTGCAGCTACCTTGGCGCCAGTCGAGTCGTACTGTTTAAGGTTCTGGGTGCCCCTTCCGGACACGTTAATGGTGTCGTTACCGGTACTGTTCTGGCTGAACTTCACCCGAAATCGCAGCGGAGCTGCGTATGCGGAAATCGCTGGAACCGGAGCGAGCGTAAGCGCACCAGGAACGCCAGAAGTTGTAAACGCGGTAAAGGCCTGGGACTGGGTAGCATTTGCGAGTTTCTTTGCAGTAACAGCGGCTGCGTCATCAACGCCGGCGTTGACAATGGTCTGTGTGGCGATCTTCAACCAACCGAAAGCGGTCTCCGTCGCTTGTCCGATATAATTGGCTAGCTTTTGAGCAAGCTTAAGTGGAGTGATGGCAGTGGAGTCATCAGTCCCTGCGATAGCTTGCGGATTCGTCGACAGCTTCAAGATGCCGGCGGCTGTCTCGCTGGCTTGGCCGGCCGCACTACTTTGAACAATTTTGGCAATCGCCAGAGCCAACTGGTTGTATTGCCCTTTTGCCGGGGTTATTCCGCCGGCGGCCAAAACGTTGAGATTCTCCATCATGAGCATGTTCATAAATTCGGCGGGGAGAATCGTCGGAGCTGCGCCCGTCGCTGGGTTGCCGTCTGTGAAGAACCCCACAGTACCCGGCGAGGTGCTGGCCGGGAGTAGCGGCGCAACAGACGAGTTATCAATTTGATACATCTAGGGCCTCACGAATAATGGAACTGCAAGATGGTGTGTGCTGGTTTGGCTTCGGATAGCTCGCACTCGAGGACTTTGTTTCCCCAGGACGACAACGGTTCGCCGGCGGCCGATTGCCCGGCCCGGAAATAGTTGACGGTGTTGAGTTTGGTGTTGATAGACCAGGTGAAAAACCAGTCAGTACCGCCGAGCTGCTGACCGCAGACGCTTTGCCCGCAACGAAACGGCGCGTACTGGGTGATGGTCACGGAGTAGCCGAGGCCGAGCGCATAGGCGATGAAGAACTGCATCGACTGGCCGCCGGTGCTGGTGAGCCGCGCCACGACCTGGTTGCGGCGCCCATGAAATGTGGGTGCCACGCCCGCGCAGGGATCTGGCAGGCCAAGCGTCTGTTCCCACTCGGTCAGGAAGTTGACTGTGGTCGAGGGGAACATGTCGGTGAGCAGACCGAGGCCTGCATCACTCAAACGCTGAAACGTCGGGGCAAAACAGGAAACCGCCTGGGCCTGAACACTCGAAAGCTCTTTGGGCCAGACCCGGCCGCGAGGCAACAGCCCGAGCAGCGCTGACGTGAAGTCGGCACTGGTGAACGAATACTTGGACATGGAGGCCTCACGCATACATGACGGGGCCCAGAGTCGGCAGATGGCCCAGCGTGTTGGGGATGTTGGCCACCGGGGACGTGATCACGAATCCCTTCGTGCCGGCGATTGCTGAAATCGCGGAACCGACATCCGAGAGGTCAACTGCCGACCCATCTGTCAGCGGAGCGCCCTGCTCCGTCAAGACTTCCGCGATTGCCAAAGCAATGGCAGCGCGGGTTGCAGTACTGGCGCCGGTGAGGCCTGTCAGCGTGAAAGGGATAGGGTTCGCTAATGGCGAGCAGACATAGGTCATCGCCGTCACGGGCTGCTCGACAAAGATGCTGTTGGCCACGGCGAGTTGGTCGCCGGAGGCAAGGTTTCCAGAGGTGACCCGGTTGTCGTTGGCCGAGACCCCGTTCGTGCCTTGAGGGAAGCCCTGATTCGCTGAGTTTGCTCCGTCGAACATCACGTATACGACGACGGTGCCTGTGCCGAAGCTGTTCGGCGAACACCACGCACGGGTAACGCCAGGCACAGCCAAGGCCCATGCCACGTAGTCGTTTTGGGAGCCGCCATTAGGCGTGCTCTGGTATGCCGCCAGCATCCGTGCGAATAGCGAGTCTTCTGTTTCCTGGTCGAAGCCGTCGGTGATAACCGCGGTAACGGCGCCGCTTGACTGCACTCCGGGAATTGAGGCCCCCAAAGTCATCAGGCTGTCCACCGGGGTATTGCCCGCCGAGCCCGCGATATCTGCTGTCACCGTTACCGCGATTGAGCCGCCGCTCCCGGCCGTGACTGTCGCTTGTGTTGTGAATGTCGCCGAGTCACCTCGGACGATTTGCGTGCCTTCGTCGATGATCGCGCGGGCGCTGGCCGGCAGTGTCACCACCATGCTCGCCTGACTCGCATCTTTTTGATAGACGTTCTTGAGCGCTGCCCAGGCTTGCAGGAACTCGCCGGACGCCGTGTACGGAACCCCCTGCTTCGCGATCCAGTCCAGATAGCCGTAATTCAGGTGGTCAAGGCCAGCCAGCGCCTTACCCAAAATCGAAACATTTGAAAAGCGAAGAAGGCCATCGGCCGTGGGAAGACCCGATGTGATATCTGCAGCGACCCGCGATCGCAGGTCAGAGAGCGTGGGTCTCGAAAACGGCATGGTTGATAAACTCCAGGCAATAAAAAACCCGCACTGGGCGGGCCGGTTTCAACAGGCGGTGTCAGGTCTGACGCCACACCCAGTTGAACTTGAGATCGGTGGTCGTTCCGTCTGTGCGGGTGATCCGAACAACGGAATACAGCGTGCTTTTACCTCCAATGGTGGTGGCCACCTTCACGCCGGCGGCAACCTGGTCATCGATGATCCACTGCAGAGCCTCTTGCATGTAAATCTGCGCAAGGTTGGCTACCTTGGCATCCAGCCGCGAGCGATCAAGCAGCCAAAGTCGAGAGCCAATCGGGACGTCTTCACCTTCATCACCCCACCAGCCCCGGCGATCCGTACCACCATCAGGCGGAACGTCATCCGGGTTGGCGAGCCGATCCGTGAACAAGCTGATCAGCACGGCTGTGGCCAGGTCATCGCCGCTGGCCAGCGCACCGCCACTGATTGACCAGTCGCCGGTGCCGCTCTCCACAATCCAGATTGTCGTGATATCGGTCATTGCAGTTGGTCCGGTACAGGGCTGGACGCGTGGTGGTGCCCGTTGTAGATGGTGCGCATCTGCGCCACGGTATGCGGGTTGGTCTGATAGTTGTCCTGGATATCACCGCTGACCTTGAGGATTGGCGTCTGCATCACCACGCTGTTCGAGGCATTGATGGTCACGACGGTGGCATTGTTGACCGTCACCGGGCTGCCAGCGGCCTCGATGACGATGCCCGCGGCATTGGTGAGGTAGACGTGTTTTCCCTGCAGGTCGTACAGCATGGTTTCGCCCTTGGTCAGACCCAGCGGACGACTCGCCTGGTGCCCGGTCGCAACCACGACACCTTTCGAACGGTCCCCGCCAAGGAAGACGACCAGCACGTCTGAGCCGTCCGGCGGTACCGAAGTCAGGCCAAACTCGGCAATTCGCGGCGTATCGTCCCGCGTCTCGTCATCATTAAGGGAGATCTGAAGTAACTGTGCCGGCTGACTGTCATCGGCGAAGGTGATGCGGCCCCAGCTCGACATCAACTGAATTCGGCGCCAGAGGCGCTGCATAATTCCTTCTGCGTCAGTAATTCCGGTCATTGATGCACCTGGGCGACATCGCCAAATAGAGGGGTCAGGTTGATGGGTTGCGGCACGAATGCTGATGGCGGCATGAGCGTTAATTCGGCAGTCGTTCCCCGACCGTTGGCGCGCAGAAAGGTTACCTCGGTGATCAGCAACTCTGCGTAGTTCAGGTTGAGTCTCGGGAGAGACACAGGAACAAGCGTATTTGGCTCCCACAAGGCTCCGGACTCATCTCTCCAACTGTCGGTGACCAAACGAACAACCATCGACCGCCCGGCTCGACGCGCGGCCTCCCAATGAGCCCGCTGAATGGCTATATCATTCCCAAGTCCGCCGCCCTCGGAAATAATGACCATTCGCCGATGGCGCAAACAGTTTGGATCGGTCGCTACACCAAGTTTATTGCCGGCCTCGCCCGCATCCAGATAAGTCTGAGTTGACTGAATGTAGGCTCTGTACTCGGAGTAGCGGAGATTTGCCGAATAATCGATATATGCGTTCTGAACATTTACGCCCTCAGCAAATCCGCTTACTACTGCGTGATTACTGGTTTGGGAAAGATACAGCCCGCCGTCTGGCAAGTCGTAAGCAAGTACAGCCGAGCCTCTCGCCACTCGGTCAATAATTTCGAACGCTGACTCGCCCAGCATTATATTTATTTGCGGCAGTATTGGTAATTCGTCGGAGGCCATACTGCTGGTGACTTGTATCCCTTCGGGCTTTCCGTTAACGACAGGGCCGTATGCTGACGCAAGGCGCTTAGCGATACCCAACACATTTGAGTTACTGATCTGCCCCCCTGGCCACTCTGCAGCACAATCCACCAGATCAGCACACTTGGAGCGACCAGTTAATCTGATCGAGTGGTCTGATGGACCGAAGCTTGGAATGTAGTGGTCTATATAGCCCGTTATGACGAGATCGTCTCCCAGCGCAACCGCACACGATGAGCCGGGGATAATTCCCAGATCGGCAAGCTCGCCCTGGTAAAGCTCTGTCATCCCGATACTGAAGTCGCTGGGTACCCGCTCGATTCCGCGAGTCACGCGAATATCGGTCCAGCCAGTGATGGCAATCTGCCCCGAGGATATGGTTAGATCATCAGTCATGGCGCTGCCTTATAGATGTCAAGGGTGCACGCTCAGGATAAAAACCATAAGCAAGGGGAAAGTATGAAACGGCACGTTTGGAAAGTAATTTTTATTGCATTAATTCTTGGGATGTATCTGTTAGCACAAAAAGTCTCTACCAATAATGATTTCGAAAACAAAAGCACCGCACTAATGAAGCAGCAAGGATTGAAGATAATAAGCGCGCTCGACCAATCTCCCGGCTGCAAAGGCATGTACTCTCTGCAATCAACCTCATTCAAGCAAGACTCTTTCTTTAGTACAACAGGCAAAGGAAGATCATTTTACACCGACAACAAAAACAACATTCTCGATGTGGATTGGAGTGCTGAAATTGTTGACGACGGTAAAATGATTTTTGTTAAAGCTAGCGATACAGCTTCACTCCAAGCCAAACTAACCGCATTATTGTTTACTTCGTGCCAAGCTTCGTAACATACCAATCTTTTTCATGGGTTATTTCGCTAACGCCGCAACCGATCCCGGCATGAACGCCGGGTGAATCGGGTTTGCCTGCTGGATCAGTTCGTCAGACCGCGTCGCGTCCTGGTACAACCGGTTGGCCATCACCAGCGCCGGGAGCTGAGTTTTGAAGGTGAACACCTCCAGGCTCGGCAACGTGGCCCCGGTGGTGGTCAACGCGCCCACGACAGCCTGACGCAGATCGATCAGCGCGTTGTAGCTGTCGTCGTCGCCCGTATCGCCGGCAACCAGAATCTCGGCATCGAGGAAGCCGGTCACCGTGTTCATGGTGGCAATGGCCTGATCGTAGGATTGCGGAACGTAGGTCGCGACCACTTGGCCGATCGCCGCCAGAGCGGCCCGGCGCAGCAGTGCGGCGGTGGCGTCCTGCGCCGTAGCCTTTCCGGTACCAATGGCACCGCTGCCGCTGAATGCGGCCGGTGTATAGCTCGCCAGTGGGCCGAGCAGTGAAATGGCATTGCCAGGGTCAGCAATGGCGGCGACAAGGGCAGTCATGACGCCCTGCACCGCGTCAGTAAACGCCTGACCGCTGCTGGCATCCAAATTCGCCGCCGCGTTGGTAAGAGTATTCATTGCGACATCCACTGCCGTCCGATTGGCCGTATTCTTGGCAATCAGATCGGCCATGGTGGCGCTGCTGTCCTTGGCCTTTTTACTGTTGATCAGCGCGCTGCTGACGTTAGCGTTTGCATAACGGCCGTTGTTGCCGGTCAGTAGCGCGCCCAGGCTGCTGATGCTGCGGATATCGTGAGTGACACGGCCGACCATCACCTTGAAGTCAGCAATGACGCCCATCACCATGCTGACGATGGCTTTGCCGAACTTGATGACCCCCTCCACGACATTGATCACCGCCGTCACGCCGCCGATAACCTTCTTAACGAAGTCTAGCGCCGACGAAAGGCCCAGCGCGGCAGCCAACTGATCTAGTAGGCTGCCGGTGGACGTTGTGATGGCCGGGAAAACCCGGTCGCCGGACTCGATGAACGTGAAGCTGATCTCGAAGTACCGCCCCATGTCCCAGCGCTCTATCACGCTGAGGCCCTGGTCCGGAACGCTGACTTTCAACGCACCCAGCGTCGGGTGCATCAAAGCTCCTGGCCCCGGTTTCTCTGCGGCGCCCACCAACGCATCGCGCTGAGCAAGGACATTGCCGCCGCCGTAGATGATGCTGTCAGTCACCAGAAAGCCCGTCATCCTGATCCGGCGAGTCGAGCGCCCCATGTCCTCGACATAGGGTTTATCGCGACCTGGATATTCGTGCATTGCAAGGCGACGTCCGAAGCGCGCATCGCCGCCATAGACCGCGAACGGCACACCCCGAAACGACGCTTGATTAAGCGAATCAGCCCAGCTCCTGTTGGAGTCTTCCGCGATCTGAATGATGTCGGAAAGCAAACTCATGCGATGTTCCCCACTCCAGAATGCGCAATGCGGCTGGATGCCTGGACGTTGCCATCCGCCTTCACGTTGACCTTCGTGCCTTCCGGCATGTTCTTGTGTTCGATTTCGACCTTCACTGTCCCGCCAGTATTACCAGCGGCTGCACCATCACTAGGGTCAGCCGGTTTGGTGTATGGTCCAGTTGGTGCTAGCTGAGGAAGATCCAATTGATTGGCCAATGCGCCACGCGTTGCGGCTTCCCTGGCCTTCGCTTCGTCATCCAGACCAGGACGCAGCCAGCGGCGCGAAGCAATTTCACCGGCAGACTGCGCATCAGTAGCGCCCATCAGCAATTTACCCGCAGAGGCTTCCTTGCCTTGAGTTAGTTCGTAGTTGGCAAATTCAAGCTGCTTCAGGCGGTCAGCCCGATCATCAGTGATCTTGAAACCAGCCCAGTTTTCAAAGTCCTTTTGACGGTCAGGGTGTAGCTGGAAGATCCCCCGCGCAGTGGGGCCGGTCAGCCCCCAGTCGCCAGTCGCCTTGGGGTCAAGATTACTTTCGGCGATGCCATTGCCGACGATCCCGGCAGCTTGCGCCTTGGTCCATCCCATGGATCGGAGATAGTCCATCGCAAAAGACGCGGTATCCTCGTCAGCCCCCTTCAACTTTCTCCAAGCATCTGAAATTGCCCGCTCGCCAGCTTGCTGACCAGGCGTTTGCGAGCCTGTAGGCGCAAGGCCTTGGCGCGCACGGATCTTGGCTACTTCCTTGTCTTCTCCGTCATTTAGCGTCGGCGAATAAAGCATTGCACCTATACCCGTCCCGACTGCAGCTGTGCCGGCGCCGATCCAGCCGAGCAAGCCTCGACTCGCCGCTGCAGCCTCTGTAGCCGCGCCAGCCTCCGCTGCGGCAACCTTCCAGCCGCTGAGAAGCCCAGTGAAGGCCAAAACCCCTGCACCAGCGGTCAATAGGTTTGCGCCCAGGGACAGCACACTGACAATCAAGCCTGCGTTCATCACTCCTAGGACAAGCAGCGCGGCGTTTTCCCAGCCACCGAGAAAGCCAACAACTTTTCCAATACCCTCACCAAACTTGACGAGACCATCGCCGACGCCCTTCCAGTCGATAGTGTTGACCCATTTGGCAAAGCCCTTTGCCCAATCGCCAATGTCGGTAGCAATCAAATCCCTATTGGTCGCAAGCCAAGTTGAAAACTGATCGATTAAGGGCTGCATGACCGGAATCAGCTTGTCGCCAATGGAGTTTTTCACCCCATCCACCGCGATTCCTAGCCCCGCCAGGCTCATAGAGAATTCTTTGCCGCGTTTAACGGCGTCATCACCCATGACATAGCCCAAACTCTTGACCATGCTTTCATATCGCTCGATGCCCGCCGCGCCATCCCGAAGGAAAGGCAGCATTGCACCAAGACCGACACTGTTGGCGATCAGCGCCTGGACCTGCGGGTTAGTTTCCTTGGCGATAGCGTTGGCCACTGCCTTGTATTCGCCAATCACGTCATTGGCACCGTCCTTGGTCTTTTTCAAGCCGATACCCAGCTTGTTGAGCATCACCAGCGCGCCCTGATTACGGCCCCACTGTGCGTCCTGCATTGTGGTAGCCAATCCATCCAGGCTGGCCGTGGTCGTCGAGGCATCAATACCCAACAACTTCGCTGCCCCCTGGGCGCTTTGCAATTGACCTGCAGATATCCCTATACCGCGCGCGCTGTTATCGATGGACCGTCCCAGGTGTGCCCAGTTATCAGCGAGCGCTGCAATACCGGCGACCGAACCAATGCCAGTAACGGCAGCCAGCGGCGCAACGATGTTGCCGATGCTGCGTGCTGCGCTCCCTGCGTCACGCCCGATGTTGCTGAGGTTTTTGCCGATCTTGTCGAAACCCAGTTCGTGACCGAGGCCTTTAAAGGACTTGCCAACCTCTTCGAACGGACGAGTCAGGCGACCAATAGCATCATTGACCTTGCGCACGGTCGCCGTGGCTTTATCCACCGCGCTGATCGTGATCGTGAAGCTATTGGCCACGTGGCTTACCCCTTTATTCGTTTCGCCTGGTCATTCCAGTACATCAGCTGGGTCATGGTTTCGGACCACGCATCACGCGGCCCCCACCCGTAAAACTTGGTCAGTTCAGCAATCAGTTCTGGCCAGCCGCCTCCTCCTGCTGGCCAGCGGCGGTAAAAGTCTGGAAAAATTTGTCCGCCGCCATCAAATCGCGGCGGCTGATTTTCTCAACCGCGACACGTGGGATTACTGCGATCAAACTGACCAAGGTGATCACCGTGCCGATATTGGTGTCAGCGCGAGCAGATTTTTCCATTTCGCCGGCAGTGGGCTCGCGAAGCTTGAGTACTTCGTAAGTCTGAGCCGTGGCGTCCTTGCCAATGACGACCGGCTTGCTGAGCGTGATGGTGATTTCGTCTTCAAACATGGATCAACTCTCCGTGACGGATGCGCTTTCCCACTTCATTTCGATAGTGGCGTCAGCAGCTTTGGATTCGGGTTGCTCGGTAGTCCACATGCCACTACCGATGACGGTTTTGCCGTTGGCCAACTCGCACACAACGGTGACGTTACTCATGGCGTTTAGGTCGGAAAGACTCAGGTTTGACGAGTCACGAAGCGTGGCCCCGATGTAGCCCTGTTCGGGTTTCTCGCTGTAGCCATGAATGCCGTCTGGCCCCTTCAAGGTTTCACGGGAAACGCCGGAAACCTTGTAGGAAAAATCGCCGGACATCATGTAGGTCACGCCGTCGACGGACAGGTAGGCCGTGCCGGCGAGACGATTGGGGTTATCAGCCATGTTTTTCTCCAGGCGAAAAAAAACCGCTCAATGGCGGCCGGGTTCAAAGGGCCTGGATTACAGGCGGAATTGCTCAAGCAGCGCGAAGATGCGCAACTGATTGATCAAGGTGTCGGGCGAAAGCATGTCGACACGGTTGGGGTTCGAACCATTGCGCTCGACAATCAACGCTTTGGCGTAGATGTCGGCGTCTTGAACCATGCCCGCGGTTTCCATCTTTCGATAATTGGCAATCATGTCGGCTCGGATCATGTTTGGAGTCACGATCGCGGAACCAGGCGCGAAGCGCGTGCCGTTATCAGCCAGCTTCACCCGGGCGTATTTGGACGTCACCAAGGTCTTCTGAGAGCGCAGCACGTACATCAGCAAAAACAGCGTCTCGACCTGCAGATAGCTGTCATCCGGTGCATTGAAGGCATTTTTTTGGTATGTGGTGATCAGGTTCTCGAGCGCCACCGTACCGTCACTGGCGACCGTAAATGTGGATATCCCATCCCACAGCAGTGTGTTGCGCTCGCCGAGATCGAACTGCGAAGCATCGGGCGGCGCCAACACGGTGCTCAATGCCAGTGTTTGCAGCGGGCGGCCGGGGTCGGCGCGCAGCGCCACAGCAGCGGTTGCAGCCATATCAGCGGCCCAGATCCAAGCAGGCGACGGCGAATCATAGAACCCGATGATGGTTTCATGCTGGTTGTTCCGCGCGTTACCGGCGGTGGCCAGTGTCGACAGCGTTCCGCGCTGGGCGGCGAACACATGGCCGTAGACCTGACTTGCGTAGCTCCAACGCCCGGTCTTGTCGCTCAGTAGGTTTTTCAGCGAATTCAGTGAGGCGATGTCGGTGTACGGCGAAACAATGAAGTCGAACGCACGGTCGCCCAGGTTGGACAGCGCAGTATCCAGCACCGGGTTGGTCGCGCCGAAGGCCATCGGGGTGATAGTCAGCGTCAGTCCGTCCGGGGTCGCCTCATTCCCAGAGGTACCCTGATAGTTCAGGCGCAGGTCGATTTCATTGCCGGCAAGGCCTTTGTTCTTGGCTGTGAACGTTACTGTGGCGGTCGAGGCGGCCGCAGTCACAGGCAAGTCAGCGCTGCTGTTGACCAGCGCCGCCAGCGCGGTAGCGATAGCGGCAGCCAGCTCGCCAGCAGTGACGACCAGGCTGATCAACTGGCCTGCGATATAAAGCGAGATCACGCTCGTCGCGGAGGGACTGCCAGCGACCAGCAAGGTGCCGGTGGCAGCAACACCACCCGAGGCATCAGCCAGCGGCAGAAACCACACTTCGCCAAAGCTGTCTGAGGCGATGTACGCAGCGCTCATCAGGGCAAGCATCGAGCCCTGGCCGCCCTGAGCCTTGGCATCCGCGACACCTTGGCCCAGTACTGGAATATTGACTACGCCGGTGCCAGCCGAGGTAATTTGCCCGATGATCAGTGCGCGCTGGGTCTGCGAACCGCTGTTGGCCTGGGAGTTGTCGACCTCAGCGTAGAACAGCGGAACACGCACATTCGACGGGATATTGCTAAACGGAACGGTCACTGGCTGTCGCTCCCATCAGAGGGTGTGGATTTAATCGCTTTGGTATCGGCGAGCACCGGTGCAGCAGCCGGCAAGTCAGCGGGCTTGGTTTCGTTTACAGCAGATGGCAGCACTTCTGGCGCGACTGTCGGTTTGGTGGCCGTGGCGTCGCCGCAGGCAATACGGCGCAACCAGTAGAAGTCGCCATCGCCGACCTCGCGCCCATCAGGGGGCAGAAAGTCACGCTTGACTGGGTCGCGGACGAGCAACCCCGGGGAGGGAAAGACGCGCATAAGTGCTCCTATTGGGTGAGATCGATATCGAGCCCGCCTTCTGCGCGTCCGTCAGGACCAGCAGTACGCGGTGCAGCGTTGACCGCATCCGGGAATGGGGGGTTGTCGTAAATGCCAGTGGCATCGAAGACGTTGGTAAGGTCGTTGGTGATGCTTATGTGCTGCAACGGACCGACGGGTTGAATGGCCGCAATTTCAGCCGCAGGATCAAGCGTGGGCGGCAGGGTCGTATTCACTTCCAGTGGGTAGAAATCCTCTGGGCCCTGGTAGAACTCCATACCAATATCCATCACCAGTTCAGCCAGTTCGCTTTCACCTTCGCCGCTATCGCGGATTTCCGATCGAACGAACGGGTACTGCTGCAGCCGTTTCATCAGCGGCGGGAAGTTTATCAATGCCATCTTGATCTGCTGCTGAATGTCCTCGAGCTGAACCAGCGCAGCCGCCGCACCGCCGTTCCTTGGAAGATGCTTCACCTCGACCCGCGCGCTGACGCGGATAGTCGCCGTGACGGTGAACTGCGGCGCACTGACATTGCCAAGGGATTCCATGTCCTCGCCTGGCGAGTGCAGATAGAGAATCGGGTAACTCCCATCCCACGTAGCCCAGGTCCGTGCCAGAAACACGTTGCTGCCGGCCAGGGTCTTACCCATCAGGCCTTCGGCCGAAAGCAGTCGCAGATCGGATGTGGTCGTCATCACATTTTCCCCAGCATCAATTTCGCCCAACCATGGCTGTCGGGCCGGACTTCCTTGATTAGGTACATGTTTCCGGTGCTCGGGATGAACACCTGGTCATCGGGAATCGGCGCCACCGGGAAGATGGCGAGCCGAACACCAAGCACAGGGACGACGGTGTTTGCGTCGATTAAGGTGTCGACCAGGTGGATGTCGCGGTAGGCCGAATCAAACACGCCATCAATAGGATAAGGCGTGCCGCCGCCCGGGTAGAACATGATCGGCCCACCGGCCTGCACGCCCTCGCCGAATACGGTGGCCAGCGGCCCGAGCACCGCCTTGTCCCAATCGACGGCCATGGTTAAGCCAGCACTGCCGAGAACAGCACTTCAGGCCGGGTGCAGATGTGCAGCGGGTAGCTGTACGCCTCGACCTTCCACCACATCTTCCGTTGAGTGTCGAAGATCGGCAGGATGTAGATCGGCTTGCCCGGGGTGTTCACCCATTCGAAGGTTTCGCCCGGTGCATAGGCCACCTTGAAGATACCAGGGGCGCCTTTCGGGAAGAACTTCGCCTGGTTGGTCGCTACGTGAATGGTCGACGCATCGTCGGAGCCGCGGTAGTTGAACCAGTTGATGCCACCGAAGCGCATCGCCTGAAACGCATTTCCCTGACGCAACTCCTGAGCTGCTGCCCAGTTGTAGTAAGTCTTGGTCACGTCTGGGTGGTTGGTCAGCTCGTCCCAGAACGCATCACCGGCCAACGCATAGACTTCGGTGGTCGGTACGAACGCGCCCTGCGATTTGCGCGCCATGTTCCGAACGATGTTGTTGCACAGCGGCCGGATGGTGTTCGGCTTGGTTGCCGAACCGTCCGCATTGAGGCGCAGGTCGAACACGATGTCGCCAGGCTTCTGGATCCCGAACTCCTGGAACCAGTCAAACTTGACCTCCCCGTCCGCATCCAGGCAAAGACCCTGGATGGCCGCCAAGCGCTGGAACTCCCAGGTGTATTCAATGTTGCTGGTGAGGCCGGTCGGACCATTGACGCGACGCGCCACCTCGGTCTCGATCTGCATCAACTCGCTTTCGCTCCCGAACGAGCGGATGTTCTGGATTTCCTGCGCGGTGATGGTGTCGGAGTGCATCAAGCGCGGAACATCGAAGTAGCGCGCTTGACGCTTTTCGGTGGGGCGCTGCGTGCCTTCTTCGCCGCGATCCGAGAACGGGATCAGCACCAGCTTGCCTTGGCGCTGCTCAACCGCCAGCGCGGTGGTGCGAATCGGATCAGGCTCGAACAACTCGAGATCACCGATGCCCGTCGGCTTGAACGGGTATTTTTCAACGGCGGTAGTCAGGGCAATTTCGGAAAAAATGTCCTGATGGAAAACGTCAAGCGAGGCCATAGGTGGGGCTCCTGAAAACAAAAAACCCGCCGAAGCGGGTTATTTTTAAGTGGTGGAGTTATCGAGCGAGAATGCCGACAGCCTTGAGGGCGGCCAGGGCCGTGTCTTGTTGGTGGACATTCACGCTGGCATCCCAGACGAGTTCCGACCGGTTTACCTCGGCGCTACGCATCACGGCCGCCGAAGTCGCTGGCCGCACAGATGCGTCGGTGAAATCGCGCAAGATCGCGTAAGCCAACGGGGTCCCAGTCGTGGACGTCAGAGGCGCCCAGCCGCCACCAGTCCATGCGACGGTGACACTGAACGAATCATTTGCCGCGAAAGGTGTGGCACCCGCGGTAATGGTGAACTCGAGGCCGGCGCCACCAAAGGCAACACCGGGCTGACCAGCACCGACCACTACCTCGTATGGGTTGGCCACGGTGAAGTCGGTAGCATCGGTGAAGACAACGCTGTACGCGCCGGCCAAGGCCGGTGGCTGCGCGGTAATCGAACCGATAGTGCCATTGCCGGTATTCGTACCGGTCGCCGGGGTTGCGGTGTAGGTCAGCGCCACATCGGCGATGATCAAGCCAGGAGTCAAGTGGCCAAGGCCTGCTGCGAACTGGACCTGGTCAATCGACTGGTGACCGTTGGCCAGAGATACGATGAAGCCGGCATTGTGGTACTGCTCGACCAAGGGGGTTTGCGGAACGTAAGTCATGTTCAGGATCCTCTGTGATTATTTTCCGCGAACCTTGGACATGGCGCGGTCCCAGCGGCCAGCGATTGCTACTGCGCGCGATGGAGATTCAGTTCCGGCAGAACCAAGTGCTGGATTTTTCCCGGATCGAGCGCTGTTGGTGTTGCCTTCGGCGGGCGTATCACGCAAGACGTTGATCGCCTGTGTACGCGACATAGAAGTGTTGAAAGCCAGGTTCGCGGCCAAGACAGGGTTCCGGGCTGCGTAGCGAGAACCAAAGATTTCAGCACAACGAGCGCGCTCGCGACGGCGGGCAGCGGCAGTAGCGCTTTTGCCGTGCATTTCCTCATCGCCATCATCCTCAGCATCAGCGTCGTCATCCTCAGCCTTGGCACGCTTGGATTTTTTGCCCTTGTCCTTTTGTTCGTCTTCGTCATCGTCATCGCCCTCGTCGTCATCCTGATCGTCGTCGGCTTCTTCGTCTTCGTCGGCATCCTCGCCAGCTTTTGCGCGCTTAGCCTTGCGGGACTTTTCATCCTTGTCTTTTTCGTCGCCCTCATCGTCCTTGTCGTCTTCGGCGCGGTTGCCTTTTTTGTCATTGTCATCATCTTCGACGCTGGCTTTTTTGCCTTTCATCGAGCCGATGCCGGCCAAATGGGCGAACGAAAGCGCGCTCGCCACGCGGGAAAGTCTGGACATGTAAACCTCGGTTTTAAGAGAAGTGGAAGGCTTCAACCCAGCTCGGCGAGCAGGGAACGGAACGCTTCGTCAGGCGCCATCACGGCGTCAGCGAAGCCAATCTCGACGCCGGCGGCGCCAAGGAAAGTAGTGGCCTGGGTATCTCGCACGGTCTTCACCGACAGCCCGCGGTTGCGCGCGACGGTTTTTACGAACAGTTCGCCCATGGCATCGACATCGGATTGGTACCGAGACATCGCCTCTTTGGATAACGGCTGAGAATCTGAACCGTCAGCCTTGCGATCGCCGTAGTGGATCAGCGTAACGTTGACCCCAGCGGCACCCAACGCTTTGGACATGTCGACGTGCATGCAGATCACGCCAACGCTGCCCGTGCCGCCGGTGCGCGGGACCAAAATTCGGTCGCACGCGCTGGCCAGCGCGTAAGCCGCTGAATAGGCTGACTCGGTGAGAATCGCCCAGATTGGCTTGGAGCCGCGCATACGATAGATATCATCGGCCAGGTCAAAGCAGCCAGCGACCTCGCCGCCCGGGCTGTCGATGTCGAGCGCAATGCCCCGAACATCCTCGTCGGCCATGGCCATGCTTAAGCACGCCCGCAAGCCGTCGTAGCCAGTCATCCCGCTGTATGGCTTGAGCGTGCCGAGTTTCTGCACCAAAGTGCCCGTCACCGGAATGACTGCGATGCCCGCGACTACCTCGTAAGCCCGAGTTTGTGCCGGCTCACCGATATCGCCGTCCCAATCATCAAATGCCACGACCCGGCCATCAGCGTGAAATAAACGCGCCAGGCCGAAGCGGTCGGCCAAGGCCGCCATGACGATTTCAGCTTTTTGCGGGGTGATAGCGAGAGGCACGTTGAACAGCTTCTGCGCGAGGTGCGGGTAGTTTGTCATTGAGGTTCCTGGCCTTTCTCGGGCGTAGAGGCGTTCATTGCGTCATTACCAAACCAGCTTGGTGGTGGCAGGCCCGCCTCCCGGAATTGCGCAACTTCAACCGCGCGCTGCTGGATGACCTCTTCGTAGTCGAGGCCCTGTTCTGCGCACTCACGTTTGAGTGTGGACAAGCCGCCATCCATACCGAGAATTGCACCCTGCTTCTCTTTAACCGGATCCACCCAGCCCCGAGCGACACCAAGCCAGTCACAGCGGGAGTAAGCGGTGCGAGCCTCCATAAAATCAGGGGCACCGTTAGGCAGTGGCAAATCGTTGCGATCCATCGCTTCATGCAGCCAACTGGCAAACATGGGTGTAGCCGTGCCGATCTTGAACTCGGTGTTGCGCCGAGTGAGCGTCTTCCAGCTTTCCAACAGGGCGGCGCGTGCGCTGGAGTAGTTGGTTTTGGACCAGTCCTGCGTGATCTGCTCGGCAGATATGCCGGCCGCAGCGGCAAAGGTTCGCGACATCTCGCTCGCAAACTCGCCAAAGCCATTGTGCGGATGCGCAGCGCCGACAGAAGTGATCGACTCACCCGGTGCAAGTGTTGGGATTCGTGCGCCAGAGAGCATCGCCGGGCGCTCTTCGTGCCAGTCGGCCCGCATTCCCTGATAGGCAGAAAGCTCATCGGTATTATCCAGAGCTTCAGCCACCTGCGCAGGATCGTAAGGACTGGTGACGTAGGTGCCGAAAGTCGCGGCAATAGTTGCAGCTTGAAGTTCGACGCCGTAGTACCGCGCCAACATCTTGAATCGAGCCAGGACCGGGGTGAACACGCCGACGCCACGGTTTTGTCCAGCACGATCATGCTCAAAGTCGTGAATGACACGGTTCCAGCCGTCCTCGTCCTCGCGCGCCACCCGCTCCCAGTCCATGCTTTCGACCGAGTTGTACCAGTCGTTTTGGTGGGCCTTGCGGATGTGATAGGCGATCGGCACGCCGTGCTCGTCGATTTCGACCCCACCGCGCATGTATTTGCTGTCGACCATCTGGAACGGATTGGAGAGGCGGTCCGGATCGACCACCATGAAGGCCGTGGCGTAATCCGCCCTGCCATAGCCAACGCGCTCTGGCATCCAGTAGTTGACCACCAGCGAATCGCCGTCGATGAGCTTGTGCCGAAGCGCCAGGCGCATCTGTTGAGAGACGGTCAACTGCCGTGAGACATCGCCATAACGGCCAATGTCATCGGCGTACCCACGCCACAGCGCCTCTACCGTGCGCCGATACTCTTCCGCCCATACTGAATCAAACTTACGATTTCCAGTTCGTGCGGCCAACGCCCGATAATCAGGATTGGCCGACAGGCGCAGCGATGCGCCCACGGTGTTGTCGAGTATCCGTGTGATGCCGCCTGCGGCCAGGCCATCGTTGCGCACTAGGTCGCGGTGGCGAGCCACCATTCGGTCACGAAACTGGTTGATCTCAGCGTCGGGGGATCTGATCCACGGTAGCCAGTTGCCCATTTCCTGAGTGGCCCAACTGGCCGCCTCGTAGGGGAACACCGACTGGCCCGCCATACCCTCGGTCAACGTTGTGGCATTGCCCGTTGCCTTGGGAGGCATAGGGGTGAGTGGCTGACCGCGAGAGTCGACTATTACCGATTCAATGGTCATCAGAACACCGGCCGGATCGCACGGCGCCGACGCATGCCGAGGGCATATTGCAGCGCGAGAATGTGAGCTTGGAGCGCGCCAATATCAGCACGGGTATAGGTCACCGATTTGGAGCCATCCCCTTGCGCGTAACTGAATGACTCGCCCTTAGCGCCCGTACTCAGGTCATGCAAAGCCTGCTGAGATTCAGTCAGCCATTGCATCAAGGTGGCCGGTGGAACGCCGCTGAGGTTGTTGAGGCGTGGTGTGAACATTGAAACTCTCCTACGCCATGCGTGAGATCGACGACTTTCGGGACGATGATTTTTCAGGGGCAGCACGTTGCACCACCGCTTCGAGAACTTGCGGCACCTGCTCGGGCGGTTGTTGAAGCGGCAATCCAATCAAGGCGTTCACCTCGTCGGCGCGCTTATTCAGCTTGAGTCCGAGGTGCAACAAGCCACAGAGCGCGGCATAGGCGTACACGCGGCAGTCGAGCGCTTCGTTCGCGCGCCCCGGCGGCAATTCCCAAACCCGGTAATGCTGCCCCCCGGAGGTTTTTCGGACAGAACGCTCCGATGTCAGTTGCGCGAAATAGTTGATGTCGCGGTCGACCGGGAAGTGCATGTAGCCCGCGCCTTTCTCGACCAGGTGAAGCCGCGAACGAACCGAGTCTTTGGCAGCGTTGACGCCGATGATCACGGGACGAAAAGACGATTTGTTCCGCTTGCTCGGTGTTTTGGTCGGCCACACTGGAGAACGCTTACCGCCGACTGCAGATTCACCCTTGATGGCCCAGACGCGGCGACCAATGCGAGCCTTGGCAAAGTCGTAAACCTTCTGTGTGTGGTGACCGCCAGAGTCGTGACAAACCGCCATAACTTCAAAGCCACGGCCGTCTGCGCGGTACCAGATACGTTTCAGATAGGCGTCGAGCCGGCTCCAGATATCTGGTGTTTCCATATCGCCGGAAATAATTTCGAAGTCGATCGACCAGCTTTCTTCGTTCATCCCCCAGCCGACGACCTCGCATTCAAAGCGATCGCCTTGGGTATCGACACCTACCGTCACAACAGCAACGCCGTCAGGGACCTCGGCACCCCATACTTCGCAGCGCGCGGCCAGCTTGTCTTCCTGTAGAGCACGATCGCCGCGGTCTTCGTAGGTTTCGCCCAGCACCAGGTTGACGAAGGTCTGCCGCATCAGCGGATCGTCTTTGACCTCCAGCCACTCCGCTACCAGCTTGTGCCAGGCAGCGTTGACGAAAAGACTATAGCCAGCCCAGATGTGAAAGCCGGCATGGCCTGTAAATGGCTTAGTCGCCCGCCACTCGCCCCGCTCGACCATTTCGTCTTTATCAATTTCATGGATAACGCAGCCGGTGGCCTTGCAGACGTAGAACACGCTTTCGGGAATTCCGACGCCGCTCTCGTCCTTATCCCATTTCATGCCGTAGGGAGTGTCTGGGCCACCCCACTCCAGCACCTGGTATTCGCCACAGTGCGGGCACGGGACAAAGTATTTGCGCTGGTCGCTGTTCGCGTAGCTCTTTTCAATCCGGCTTTCGCCCTTCACCGTGGGCGTGCTGCCCATGATGATTTTCCGGTTCCAGAAGCTTTCAGTCCGCTTGATGCCCAGCTTGATCTGGTCACCTTCCTTGCCCGCGCCCATTACGGGATAGCCGTCGACCTCATCGAACATCACCACGCGTGCGGTGATACGCCGAAAGCCGCCAGGGCTGTTCGCGCCAACGAATGCCATCGAAGCGCCGTTGCGGAACATCCGCTTGTTGATCTTTTGCTTGGAGTCCTTCTTCTTGAGGTCCCCAACGATCTCCTTCAGCACCGGAGTATCACGGAGCATCGGCTCGATTTCAGTGACGCTGTAGTCTTCCGCATCCTCTACCCGGGGCTGAACAACAAGAACGGGGGCCGGGTCCTGGTGAATAAAGAACCCTGCAGCATGGTCCATGATCTTGGTGTAACCAACCCGCGCCGACTTTTGCACCGTGACCATTTCGACCGTGGGGTCTGTGATCGCGTCCATGATCCCGTTCTGGTATGGGAACGCATGAAATCTGCCTGTCTGGGCGCTTGTTTCACCGGATAGCCTTGCGTGCTCGGCCGCCCACTGGCTGAGTGTCAGCTTCGGTGGCGGCTGTATGTTGCGGCGGCGGGCTTTAAGCAGCCCCGTTTTCAGGGCGGCATGACCCTCCGCGTAGCGACGCGCTTCATCGGCTGATCCCTTCTCCGTCACGGGTCAACTCCTCGAGCGCTTCAACGATAAGTCCATACATAGCGTCCTGGACCTCCAGCACTGTCTTCAGACGATGAATCCGAGGGGCATTCTCCGATGGGATGGCCAGCAGCAAAGTTCGGACTTTCGCGTATTCTTCGCCGACGGCGCGGGTCACGTCCTCGACAGCAACAACCAGGCGCGATTCACGGTCGTATTCGAGCTGCTCGCGCAGGGCCAGGTAGTTCTCCTTGACCCGCTTCGCCTCATCGACATTCATGTTGGCGCCGGTCGCGATCAGGATCCGAGTGGTGGCCTGCTCGATCGTTTCGCCCGCCTTGATTGTTACCCTGGAGGAAGCGCGGGTAACGGCCTTGGCCGGGGCTGCCGAGCTGTTACCCAAATCCTCTTGGGTAACAACATCGCTGCCGTCTCGCCGGTATTTTGCGATCAGCACATTTGAAGCGTCGACATCGAGAGAGCTTCCCTCAAACACAAGCCAGCCGCGCTCCTTCCACTTGGTGACCGTCTTTCGACTGACGCCGTGGAGTGCTGCAAATTCACTCTGGTTCATGGGTCGCCTTGTTACCTGTTACCCAAATTGAAAAATTTCGCAGCTAGAGAAACAGAAAACTGCGCAATGCCCTCGATGCCAGAAGGGCGGGGAGGGACCCGTTGAGGGGGGGGGTACCCCACCTGCGATGGTCACCCTGCCCTCGTCCCTCCCGTCCGCGCGACACGCTGGCTCGTCGAACGCAAGCATCGAGGATGCCGCCATCGCCCTACCTCGCCGTTGCCAGCGCCCTGTCTATAGCTTCACCAAACACGGCTCTGAATCGACGGTCAACGATGGCCTGAGCGCGGCTTCGATAGTTCAGCCGTTTGTTCACAGCCAACGCATCGCCGAATCGAATCAACAGCTTCAAATGCCCAGGCTGCGCGGCTGTTGCTGCCCGACCGCGGCGCGCCTTTTGTCCATCCTTCGGCGGTATTCGTTGCCACACGCCATTGATGGTTCCCGACTTCGCTTTGACCGGGCCGATAAAGATGTCCTTTCGCGCACGCAATTTCTCCAGCACGTTTCGTGGCAGTTGCCCAAAGCTGTCGAGCTTGATGTCCTTCGGGTTCAGCAGCTTCTTGCCAGGCAGGACGTGCACACCGCCATCCTCATATGGCTGCAAGTATTTCGCGGCGATGGGTTTGACGAAGACTGTTGCGGTCAAGGTGTCTTTGCGAGCACCCCGCATGCCGACTGAGCGCTGGGTAAAAAGCCGAGGTTTCTTGAATGTCGTCGCGATGTTTCTTGTCTCTTCCGCCTGGACTTCCTTTGCTATCGCGGTGAGTGCCAGCGCCGTGGCAAATCCGATCTGCTTGTTGGCCAAAGCAGAGAGCTTTTTGCTCAGCTCTTTGACATTGGCGCGAACAGAGATATCGATCGGGCTGGCCATGCCGTTACTCCTGAGGGGCTGAAATCTTGTTCAATTCTTCGAATGCCACTTTGACTGCCTCGCCGCAGATTTTGGCCTGCTCAATAACTTGGCTCCCAATCAGCCGACTATCGCCACACCGAAGCAGTAACAGCTCAGCCAGCGCAGTTTGTTCGGCGGTGGGCGTGAAAGACATCGCCTCACCAACCATCAATTCCATCTCTTCAGCTGGTTTCTTCACGCTATTAGGATTCGCCATTACAGTGCCTTCTTCGCAAGCGCTACAGCCTCATCCCAGAACACTGGGAGCTCATGGCCGAGGGCGGATAGGATGGTTTCGAGCTTGGCGATCAGGTCGGGCGCTGGGGCGGCGACGGGCGCAGGTGCGCTTACCTGGGCAACAGGCGCTGCAGCCTCAGGGACCACAACGACCGGCGCCGACGACGCAATGGCGACTTGTACTTCAACTGGCAATTCGGACATGACTGGAGCCTCTACGAAGAGTTTCGCAATCCATGCGACGATTGATTTCAGGAAGTCAGGGGTTTTCATTCTTGTCACCGTCAGGCTGGGGCTGTGACAGCACACGGACAACAGCAACGCCGACCCCGAGAGCCATATTGATGGCGGCGTAGATCAGCGGGTTGACTGCGCCCTGGAATACCGTCCAGCCGATAGCGCCTGCGTTCAGCACTGCGCCGGCCAGGGCCAGGCGAACCGACCAGAGCTTGTGGCAAGCGGCGACATTCTCGATCAGCTTCATATCTCATCTGCCTTGCGCTCAGACCAGCGCTTACCGAGCTGCCGAACTTGGTCAACGCCCAGGATTCCAACGAACCCAGCAGCGAAGAATGACCAGCCAATGCTGAACCCGAATTCCTTTACGGTCAGCCCTACCACCATCACCATCAGCGCGCCGAGAGTTGCCTCGATCAGCTTGCGCACCGTACTGGTCTCCTTACCGTCGTATTGGACGCGCAGGTAGATCAGCAGGAAGGTGAGAGCCATTGCTAGGCCGTTATCCCGAAGTGCGGAGAGGACGAGCGCCCAGAAGGAAGGGTCTTTTTCGGGCATGATTTTCAATCCGAAGTCCTCCCTTCTGGGAGTAGGAGAATAAAAAAGGCCGTCAGGTGGCGGCCAAACGCTGGGGAGCAGCGGCGAATAGATCAGCCCCGGCGGCACTCCCAGCTCAGAGCGAAGGGTGTGGCGGGGCCGAAAACGAAAAGGCCTCGATCAATGTCGAGGCCCTGAATAGGTGCGGATCGCAACCCTTTCAGATTGCTGTCGTGGCGCTTCCCTCCAGTCCCCACGCTGACTGTTACCCCTGCACGTTTCCGCCGGGCTCTGCATCCGCATAACTTGCGTGTCTTCCCACGCTGCCAGCCAAAGACCATCACGGCGTCGACACCCAAGTGCATCGATCTCGCTGCTCCTGTCTCGCGCCACCCTGAAAGCGTGTTAGGTCAGGGCGCGCGGGCTGCCGGTGTTTTTCCGTAGCGCTGCACTACCGGCTTATCAGCGTCCAGGCCTCCCGAGGGCTGCCCTGGCTGCAGTTAAAATCAGAATGCTGGGGTGATGTCGAAGTAGTAGTCCTTACCTTCTTCGAAATGCTCGGCCCGATCGGCAGCAACGTTCACGGTGTACTCGCCGTATGGGGTGTACTTTCCGTAAATCGCGTCCTCTTCAGCCGGATTGGCCGACCACACTGCGCCGAAGTTCAGGCGGGTCAGCGATTCCGTCGAGCCCTGAACAGGCCCTTTGGAGCGGAGAGTCATTTTGCAGCGGGTGATATGCGTCATCGGTAGATCCTCTGGTATCAAATGAGCAGGAGGGTCTTTCCGGTCTTTCGCCTGCATTTTTTGGCAATAAAAAACCCGGCGCGATGGCCGGGTTTTCTTGGATCAGTGAGTAAGTTGCCGGAGGCAAAACTGTAACGATGGGAAGAATGATGCCTCAGCCGCACATTTGTCGTCAAGCAGCTATTTTCATCTCTTTTACCGCCAAAGAGACAGGCCCGAGAGCGACCTTATCCAGATCATTGCAGGCATTGAAACAAGCTTGGACGAATTCCTGCCATTCCCTGTCCCAGTTCCTCGAGTCCAGTTCGATACCAAGGATGTGTAGCAGCCAGCCGCGAAACGACTCGGGTGTTGGGCAAGGATCAATACCTTCACTCTGGCCGCCCTGGTGCATGCGGCGGTACCGGAATAGCACACCGACGGCGACGAGGCGTGCCTTCTCGAACTTCTTAGCGTACATCTGCGGCCCCATGGCATATGCCGCGCGGAACAGTGCCTCTTGCGCGTCATCCTTGTCGTCGGCGGTGGCGATCGGGCTGTACATGTGGTTGCCGAAAGCCTTCAGGTGGGCTGGAAGAGTGTCGATGGCGCACTGGATGCGGGCAGACAGTGATTGATGCATGGCGTGTTGGCTATTCACCGACTTCTCGGTTTTTTGCACTGAACACCCAAGCATCCCGAGCTGCTCGACATGGGCCCCCTGGGTGTCCCAGGGGGTATAGAAGCAGTCATGCCAGGCGAGGCGCGCGCTCTTCAGCTTCATCATTCATCAATCCCCTGTGAAGTTGGCGGCACCTGGGCCACGGCGGTTGTTCCCGCTGTATTGCGCTTCAGCACCCGCAGGCCTGAAGCAGTTGTGTTGTGCGATCTGTTGCTCGGCGGCCTGCAGACGAATGCTCAGCTGCGTCACCAGCACTTCCAGCGGCAGCGCCTCACCGGTTTCAGCGGTGACCCAGCCCGAGGCGTTGCACTGCATGCAGGGCAGCTCATGGAAGACGCCCTTGATCACCGCGCGACCACGGCATGCCGGGCACTTGGCCAGGTCGAGTTGAGCGGCGCGGAATGCTGGGCCATGGGACCTCGTCATCATCCGACCACCTTCAGGCCTTGAGCCCGAAGCGACTTCTCCGCCACTTCTCGAGCCCACAACGCATCCGGATCGCCCATAACGGCAGGAAAAGGGTTGCTGACGCGCAGAGTTCCGCGAGACGCCTGCCATGATTCCCAGCGAGCGCAATAACGGGTAGCACGATCGCCAGAGCAGCAAGACACACACTGCAGGATGTAATCACCCGCAGCTCCAACCTTCGGTTCCCAGCACATGCCGCTCGGTACCGGGAAGCGCTCCTCGAACTGGGCGCGGGTTTTGTCTGTTTTCATCATTTTTAAACCTCGCCTTTTATGGTTTCTGGATTTGGCTAGAGGCCGCGCCACTCAAGGCCTCGGCGCCATTGTGCGAATTTCCGTTTCTAGTCATGGTCGAGCGGTGAATCAGGTTGAAGCCCTTCCCGTCTAACCATTCATGCCACTTGTTCAAAGCCTCACGCTTGAGCAGCTCCGCAGAGGTGTGGATGTAGGTCTGCACGTTGCGGGTCATCGTGTGGTTGACCAGCATCTCGCCAATGAGGAAGTCGACGCCCAGGTCTGTCCAGCCAGTGCGGGCAACCTTGCGTAAGTCATGGCTGGTCCACTCGCCCTTACCCAGCCGGGTGAACACGGCGCAGGCCTGGCTGTCGCTGATCGGGCCACGGCTGCGAGCCGGGAACATGTAGGTGCCCTTGTAGCCCTTGGCCTCCTGCCAATCCCGGTACCGCTCAAGCAGAGCGCATACCTGATGGGTCAGCGGCAGGTGATGCTCGCAGCGGGTCTTGGTGTTCTCGGTGGGGATGAACCACTCACCCTGCTCGCCCACGGTCAGGTGCGACCATTGGGCCTGCCTGGTCTCCCCGGAGCGTGTGCCGTGGCACAACATCATCATGGCCAGCATGCAGTCCTGAGGGTGTTGGTCGAAGCCGGCGGCCAATTGCCCGATCACTTCCTCGAGCTGGACGGCGCGCAGACGTGATGGCTTGGGTTGGATGCGGGCCTTGGTGAAGTCGGTGAACTTGAACCCGGCGATGGGGTTGGTGGTGATCAGCCGCAGTTTCTCGGCCTGGCGGAACGCGACCACCAGTACGCCCCACATCAGGCGGACGTAGGACAGCGACATTTCGGCCTGCATCGGCCACATCACCAGCTTATCGAGTGTCGAGCGGTCCACATCTTCCACCGACAGATCGGCGAGCCGTGGCTTCAGGTGGCAGGAGATGATCGAGGTGTTGGTAGAGCGGCGCTTGGCCGACAGGCTGCGGTCAACGGACTGGCGGGCGGTGAACCAGTCCAGCAACTGGCCAGCGGTCTGCAACGTGCCGGCGGCGGCTGATGCCTTCGGGTCGGCTGCCAGGCGTTCGCGGATCTTCGGCAGCGCGCTGACTAACCCCTTCACCGGCAGCTCGGGAAAACCAGCGATCTTCTCCCACTTCTTGCCAACTACCAGGTGCCAAGTACCGCGCTCACGGTTTTGATGGAAGCGGAAATACACGCCTGGGTACCGAGCATCCCGCAGGTCACGGATATGGGTATTTCCGGCCTGCCGCCGGATCTCTGCATCGGTAAACGAAGTGAGCAGTGTCTGGGTCATGCGGCGGCCTTGGTTTGAGGTTGAAGAAGGTAGGCCCTGATGGCCTCAATCGCGTCGACGTGCCCACGGCAAACGATGGCCAGGTAACCTTGATCGGTCAGCGCCTGTAGGTATGCGTCCTGGGCCGGGGAGACGGCGGCGTCATACGGCGCACGGGCCTTGAATTCGATGTACAGGCCGAAGTACCCGCCGCGGGCCATCGGCAGCACCAGGTCAGGCACGCCGGCCTTGACGCCCTGCTCTTTCAGCTTGATCGCCACCAGCTTGTGCCGGTGACCGCCGTTCGGGACGTGGAAGATCAACTTGGCAGCGGCCGGGTAGCGCAGGCTGATCTCTTTCATCAGCGCGGCCTGCTCCAGGCCCTCCCGGTCAACTGCCTTGGCACGCACTCGCTTCGGGCTGAATGGCTTGACGGCGAATGGCTTCACAGTTTCACCTTCCCTTCACGGATCAGGATGTCCTGGGTACGCATAACGCCCTCAGCGAGAAACAAACGGATCTCGTATTTGGTCAACTGGCCAGGCGCGCGCAAACGGCCATCGGCGATGTCATGGCAGTAACCGCAGGCCCAGGCAGCCTGGAAGTCGTTGGGCTTCATGCCTATGCCACAGGTGCCGGCCAGTCGGTAGTGAGCTAGGACTGTGGTGGATGGTTCGCAGGAGCAGCCGGGAAACCGTACTTGGCACTCGCGATCGCGGGCGGCTTTGGTGAGCTTGCTCATCTGGAACCACCTGCTAGCCGGGCGCGCAGTTCGGCCAAGGCCTTTTTCCCCACCTCTGGCGTTATCTTCGGTTCCAGAGCCAGCTCTGCCACTGGCACCGGGGCCAACTGCTCGCCCTGCCAGATGCGTCGGCACTGGCTCAAGTACTGCTTCTCGAAGCTAGCCAGCCCAAGCTCGCGCGATAGAAGCGGCAGACTGTGAAAGCCCGCCGCTGCCGTGGCGTGGTACACAGCCGGGTGGTACCACTTCGAGCAGCTGCGCATGGCGGGGTGGCAGTTGCGGAGTGCCTGGGCGTAAGCAGATTCAACACTGGGCAGGCCCAAGCCTTCAGGCGCAAAACACCAACTGACGAACACGCCTGGGGCAGGAACGAAAGCCGACTTGCTCGCGCTCACAACGCGCATTCCGTGATCGATCTGTTCCATCCGAGTGATGCCGGAACGCATAAACTCGCCCAACCACTCAAGCTTGGAGGCATTCATAACAGCCTCGGTCGGCCAGGACTGACGCCAGGCACCGCACGCACCGCGCAGCCGCAGGAAAAGATCGTCGATTACTGCCTGAGTTGAAGGATCGACAGCGACCACCGCCGGTGACTGGTCGGGCCCCTGA